CGCAGCCTCTCTCGGTGCGAGGCTATCGCGAAAAGCCGTTCATGTATGCGCCTTGGACTCAGCGCTCGAACGATGCCTATGGGCGCGGGCTTGGTATGGATGCGCTGCCGGATTGCAGTCAGTTGAATCAGATGACGCGGCGAGAAGCCGAGGCCATCGACAAGGGCGTGCGGCCTCCGATGCTTGCCGACGCGACGTTGAAGAACGAGCCGGCTTCGACGCTTCCCGGTAAAGTCACATACGTTCCGAACCTCGCACAGAACGCCGGCATGAAAGCCGCATACACGGTCGATCCGCGTTTTGTGGAATTCATCGAGCAGAAGATCGTGACGTTGCAGAAGCGAATCGAGCGATGGTTCGCCAACGATGTGTTCGAAATGATCTCGCAGATGGAGGGAGTTCAACCCCGCAACGAACTGGAATTGCAGGAGCGCCGCGGTGAGAAACTGTTGCGCCTTGGTCCGGTGATCGAGCGCAATCTTCGCGAGGATGCCGTTGGCTTGAGGCGCATCGTGTCGATCATGAATCGTCGTGGATTGATTCCGCCCAAGCCCCAATCGCTCGCGGGCGTGCCGGTCCAACTGAAATTCGTGTCCAAGCTGGCGCTCATTCAACAGGCCGCTAAGACCGCCGGCATGGAGCGCACTATCGTCATGGGCGGTCGCATGGAAGCCGTCCGCCCTGGCACGCTCGACGAAATCAACTTCCCGAAATACCTGCGGGATTATGGCGAAGCGGTCGAGTTTCCTCCCGAGGATTGGAACACCGACGCGGAAAAGAAGGCTTTGCAAACCGCGAGGGCACAGCAGCAACAGCAGGTCGCCCAGATGCACACGGCTGAAAAAGTCACGCCGGCTCTTGCATCAGCGGCACAAAACCTGTCACAAACCGATACTGGCGGCGGTATGAATGCGCTGCAAATGCTGTTGGGTGGCGGCGGTACGGGTGCCCCACCCGCAGTGGAAGGCGGACAATGAAACAGCAAAATCTCGAAGAGGCTGCGCGGCTTGCTATCTCGATGAAGAAAAGAAATATTCTGTTGGAGCAATGCCAAGACACAGGCTCCAATTTGACTATCTCAGGAAGAACCGCCGTCACAATCACCGCGGACGACAAAATGATGCAGCCTCTAAAGGAACTTTTAGCTCACAGGCTTCGACAGGATATTCAAGAAATCAACGAGAAACTACGCTTACTCGGCGTGACGGAGCAAGCCGCGTGAACACGACAAGTCCAATCACGGCGCTGTTGCTTGATCGCACGGTTGCGATGCTGATGACCTGTCCGAAAGAGGATAGGCGTCCACACAAGCATTTCGTCGTTATCAGCGGGAAGATGATCGGGACCGGCAACCCGAATCTTGAGAAGGTGATGCTCACTCAGGTTGAGTTTTTGGAAATGTTTGGGCCGCAGAGTGCAGTGCAATGAGCGACGATTTGAAGCAACAACCCGCAACGCCGGCAGCCGGCTCTGTCACGTACCTGGGCCGCAGCGAACGCGAGCGCGCGGCAGAAATCCGCGATGGTATCAAACAACTCATGTTCGAAGTCGGGCGCTGGATGGATCAAGCGAACGCGCAAGGTATGCGCGTCGAGTTTCAGATGGTTATCGATGGGTTTGGCAAGAACGTCATCGGCCGATTGGATGTCACGAAGTCGCTTCTATGACCGAAGAAGTCAAAACCTACGAACCCGACGATCCGCAGAACCCGAACAATCTGGTTGTTCGTGGGCGCGACGGCGATCCGGTTCCTCATCCGAATGGCACAGCCATGATCGAGAAGGAATCGTATGAACGCGTAGTGGAAGGCTTGAAGATGGCGAGCGACGCTTGCGTGCATCTTGCCAAGCGCGAGCCGCTAACCGCCTCCGTGTGGAACGAGATAGCACAGATGCTCGACAAGATACGCCGCGACGCTGTGGCTTTAGGTGGCGTCGATCTGGTCATGAAGCAACAGGAAACCGAAGCCGTGAGGGGTGAACCTCTGTCCTGGCGCGCGGCGCGGCAAAAGTTTCTCGACGGCATCAAACAAACAACCGGCGGAATGCGCCAACTCGCGACGTGCTTTCGCGGCGACTATATGTGGTCGATGATGGCGCAACGGCTTGAGCGGCAGGAAAAGACGTTCCGGGGATTGTTGCTCGGGCGCGTGGTGGAAAGTAGGAAGGGGACGCCGCTGATTCTGCCGCCTGGATTTGCGAGGTCGTGATGCGAATGATCGAAGAGGACGGCAAAGGACGTTTCTGGATAATCAAAGTAGCCGGCAAGAATTACGTTGCCTGGATAGCGCCGACGCCTCTGTGGTTTTGGATATAAAAACAACAGGAGACTCCTATGCCTATCGGTCTTTTGTTCTGGATGCTGATGATCCTGTGGCTGATCTTCGGCGGTGTTTGGTGGCGCAACGGCGCCGGCTGGGCATACGGCTGGGGCGGCAACATGCTGTTGCTGTTCGTGCTCCTGTTCCTGCTCGGCTGGCACGACTTTGGGTTTATCCTGCAAGGTGGAGGCGGTCCCTTTCGATGAGCTGGCAGTGAGCCGGGTTCCGTCGATTCCGCCCGATCTGAGAGAAACGCCGTCAATCTGCCGGGGATGCTGATGCAGCCGAAGAAAGCCATGACTGATCTGCCGTACGGGGTGAATATCTCCGCGTTCGTACAGGACGGCAAAAGCCACATCCGCAAGGATGTGGATGACAAATTCCGCAGGATGTTGACCGAGGCCGCGGCGCGGCAGGCAAATTTCGCCGCTCGGTTCCACATCAGCAATGCGCTGCACAACGGCCCGTCGCGCGGTGGTGCTGCCGAATCGATCAAATTCTTCGGCTCCGAACTCGACGTAAAACTCCACCTGACCGCAGAAATCGTCGATGCCCTTGAAGTCTCCGCGCCTGGATTCAAAAAGTGGATGGAACTGACGGGTTTTGGCAACGACAAGACGATGATCCGGGGTTTTGTCGAGTGGGCTGAATTTCGGAACGGGCGCGGGAAGGTTATGACAAACTTAGCGGACATCAACTGACGTGGCCGAACGCCAAGGCATCTACGACTCAACCGACCCTGCCGCCATCGACGCCGCAGCAAGCGCCGCCGCGCGCCGCGACCACGACGACGACGAAACAATCCGGGTATGGATGAACCACCCCAAGGGGCGCGATCTTCTGTACCGCCATGTCTACGAAACTTGTCACCTAGGCCGGACCTTTGTTGCGGTCGATGAAAACGGCCATTCCGACACGCACCGGACCTATCTGGACCTCGGCGAAAGAAATATCGGTGCATGGTGGGACGAAAGGCTTCGCAGGCACGCAGAACTCTATATGCTGATGCTCAAGGAACAGGAAATCGACCGGCAAGCGCGCAACGCGCAGCTTCTAAAGCAGAACGACAAACAAGACAGCGGAAATGGCTGATAAAGACGCAAAACCCGAGCCTGTTGCCGCCGTTCCTGCGGAGACGAAAGTTACCGATTCGGTCGCGCTCCCCGCGTCGCCTTTGGCAACTGCCGATTCGGCCAATCACGAAGGCGCAGCACCCGCTGCGGAAGTCAAACCTGAGACAAAGCCGAACGGCCACGATGTAACTGCCGAAGCGAAGCCGGCCGCTGAGACGAAGCCCGAGACCAAACCAGATTCAGCGTCGGAGACCAAGCCCGATGCAACAAAGCCCGCCACGGAAAGTGGCGAGACCAAGCCGCCCGCAGAAGTGAAGGCTGAGACCAAGCCCGAAGGTGAGGTCAAGCCTGAGACGAAGCCGGCGGATACCAAGGAAGCCCCGGAAGCAACGCCGCAGGCCCCTCCTGTTTACGAAGCGTTGAAACTCCCCGACACGGTGAAGTTGGACAAGGATCGCGTCGCGAAATTCGACGAGATTATCGGCAAAACCGAACTGTCCACCAAAGGCGATCACGCCGCAATGACTGCTATGCGGCAGGATTTAGCCAATCTCTATGTCGAGGAAGTCAATCGCATCGGACAACAGGTCGCAAAGCACCAGCATGACGTGTGGAATAGACTTGTCGAGCAGCGGGTCAACGAACTCAAATCGGACCCACAGCTAGGCGGCAACCGCATCGAAACAACGCTGGGTAACGCTAAGTACGCTCTGGAAACCATGGTGGGATTGTCGAAAGACGAAGCCACCACTTTGATCGCCGTCATGGACGCAGGTGGGGTTTCTCACCATCGTTTGATGATCAAGGCGCTCAATGGAATCTACGAGCTTTTGCGCGAGCCTGAACCCGTTCCCGGAACCCTGCCTCTCAACGCAACGACCTCGAAGGAACCCGGCCAGCGTGGCTGGTACGATTCGGTCGCCAAGACGTAGAGAAGGCCAAGTTTGAAAGGCTTCTAGCCCATGGCTTCCTTGACCCTGGCCGATGTCGGCCGTCGCATGGACCCTGGCGGCAAAATCGCCGACATGGCCGAACTGATGTCTCAATGCAACGAGATCGACGAGGATGCCCCGCTCGTAAAAGGCAATCTCACAACCGGCCACGTTGCCACGCTCCGAACCGCTCTGCCGAAGGGCACTCTTCGACGCTTCAATCAAGGCGTCGGCTACACCAAATCCTCGGCTGCGCAGATCACGTTCGGCATGGCGATGCTGGACGCCTATTCGCAGATCGACAAAAGACTCGCCGATCTTGGTGGAAACACCAACGCCAACCGCGAGAAAGAGGACGTGGCCCACATGGAGGGCATGTCCCAGCAGTGGACTGGCTTCCTCGTTTATGGAAATGCTTGGACCACTCCCGAACAGTTCTCCGGTTTTTCAACCTACTTCTCCGCAATCGCCAATACACCGAACGGCGTCAATGTGTTCGACGCTGGGGGAACTGGTTCCTCAAATACCTCGATCTGGCTCATCGGCTGGGGCGACCAGACGGTTTACGAGATTTACCCGGATGGTACGAAAGCCGGGCTGATCTTCGAGAACAAAGGTGATGTTGTCCCGGCGTTCACATCGAACGGCACGGCCCGGTACGAAGCCTATACGTCCTACTTCTCGCGTAACGGCGGTCTCGCTATCGAGGACTGGCGCTATGTGATTCGCATGGCGAACTTCGATACCACGACCGCAGGGCTTGCTGGTCCTACTCCCCCGGACATCTTTGCGATCATGTCGAAGTCGGTTGTTCGTCTGCCGACGGCAGGGCGGATGGTTTCCGGCATCGTCAAGACCGACGCACCGGATCGCGTCGCTCCTTCGATCCGCCTGAAATTCTACTGCGACCGTACCGCGCGGGAGTACATGGACATCCAGGCGATCCGGGATAAGAACGTGCTGCTTCGGCCCGAGGATTACGCCGGCCGTCCGATTGTGAATTTCCGCAATATCGCAATCGGTGTGGTCGATCAGATTCTCGATACCGAAAGCCGCGTGGTCTAAGCGCAACCTCAATAGGAAAGGAGAGCACCCGATGGGTATGCTCGATCTGGCACTACAGTTCTCCAATGCGCAGGCCATCACGGCTACCGCACAATCGACCAACTTCTACGACCAGTTGACCGGGCAAAGCCTGACGACGACTTATACGCCGTCGCCTTCGGCTATCTTCTCGGTCAACGAAACCTACTTCGGCGAGGACTTGGGCATCGGCAAGGGCGAAGGCACGCCGCGTGTCGTGGTCAATGTCGGGACTGTTTTCGCAACTCTCACGTCGTTGCAGATTCAGTTCCAAGGCGCCCCGGAAAACGCGACCTCGCACGCCTCGGGTAATCGGTCGGATTTGACGTTCGTCACCTATATCCAAACCGACACCATCGCCGCGGCTCTGCTCACGGCAAATACCCGAATCGCCGCTTTCGATTGGCCGATGCGCAAGACCGGCCAGGCGCTGCCGCGTTTCGTGCAGTTGAACTATGTGGTCGCCGGATCGAACGCAACGACTGGCACGATTACGTCGGATGTGACGCTGGGCGACGACGACGCACAAACGACGCTCGCGTTCTACGGCAGTAATTATAAGGTTGCGTCCTAACGGCACCATCCTCCCGTGTGCCGTAACGCGCCGTGCCCACAAAGCTGCAGAGGCCAAAGGGCACGGCGCAACCAAGTTTCGATTTTTCAAGATTGGAGTTAGCGATGACCGAACAACTTCCCGAAGCCTTTGTGTCCGATGACGGGCGTAGAGTGACCGCGCCGACTTACGAGGCACTGGTGCAGGTTCAATTGATTCTCGCTTCCGCTGAGACAGGGCAAGCCGGACCTACATTACTCGAAGTCGGTGAAATCTTCACCAGCGAAGCAATCCCCTCTCATGCGTGGCTTCCACTGAATCGCGCAGCCGGTGAGCGTTTCGAGAACTGGGTGAATTCGCTTCCGTTGGACGGCAAGAATATCCCGCAGGAGCTTATCACCGAGGCCGCGTTCCAGTTGCGCCCGCGCGAGGGCGACCCTGAATTCCCGATGGATCAATGGTGGCCGCATGTGCTTCGATTGGCCGCGAAGATGGCCGATGAAAAGCGCGGTAAGGTCGCCAAGGTACAACCCGGTTTTCGGCCGATGGCTCCCAACACCCCGCCGATGCCGTTTGCTTCGACCGGACCTATCGCGCCCGATCCGGGCCGGGCTCCTGCGATGCACCAGCCGCAGGCGCAATCGACTATGGACGCTCGCGCGCAACGCCAGAATCGCCGACCACCGATGCCAAATACTGCCCCGGCGGCGCCGGCACAGACCACCACGTAATCGCATTCAGACAGGAGCGCCGCAGCAAACGGCGATAGCACGATGAAATTCCTTTCTCGCTTCCGTGTTGCGGCGCTCTGCGCTTTGGGTTGTGTGTTCCTGGCGATGGTTGGGACTATCGGGCCGGTACAGCGCGCCGTCAGTCAAGGGATGGCGCAGATCATAAATCTCGCGGGCACTGAGCAAATATCGCTCGGTTATCCTTGCACGGTCTCGTGTTTTGTCACCAGCGCAACACTGGCAAATTACTCACAGGCGACGCCCGGTGGTAATGCCGAGAATGCTTTGGTCGGTGGGGACGCCACCACAAATTTGTTCCAACGCGGTTCGTCCGTTGTGCTCGCGACCCCCGCGGCTGTTGCTTACACGGCGGATCGCTGGGTGGCATGGGGTGGCACGAATACGCCAGTGACGGTGGCGAGCGCGACCGATGCGCCCCAGAATTACGGCAAGAGTTTCAAGGTCACGAAAGCATCCGGTGCGGGCGTTGTCCAAGTCTGTGTTGGACAGGAGATTACGACCCAGAATAGCTATCGCTTTCAAGGATTGGCGACTGAATTTGACTTTCACGCGAAAGCGCTTGCGGGGTTTTCGGCGGCTTCCAAGAATCTTGCGGTTTATGTAATCACGGGAACGGGAACCGATGAAGGAACTGCCAACGGCGCATTCAGCATCAACGCGGGCGGCGGTTCTTCGACTCCGTGGACAGGTCCGGTCGTGGCCGGGGGCACCACGGGCTATCTGATTCCGATCACTACGACGTGGGCCAGATATGGCGTCGTCGTGCCGATTCCGGCGACCTCAACCGAAATCATGGTGGCGATCTGCTATACGCCGGTAGGAACCGGAGGTTCTACGGACGGCTTTGAATTTACCGGAGCGCAAGTTGTTCCGAATGCGAGCCTTACGTCGGTTGCCGGGACTGCCGGCGCGATCTTGGGAGTCAACGATACGCGCGCCAAGGCTTTCTTACGCCGGGCAGCGAGCGAAGAGAGGCTGTTGCAGTTAACGTACTATTATCAGTTGAACGATCCGGCGGCGACGGCTTCGGTCGGGACGTGCCAGGTTATTACGGCGAATTCCGCTGCCGTGTGCCTCGTGCCGTTGCCGGTTACGATGCGCGCCGCGCCGACGATCACTGCTCCCGGCTCGAATACGGCCTTTGCGATCACGGCGGCGAACGGTGCTGCGAACGTCTGTACGGCGCTTGCAGTGACAACGAGTTCGACCGTTCCACAGCCGGGCGGGATGATTTCGGTGACATGCACGCCGACATCGAACATTGCGATTACCGTTCCATCGCAATTGATCGGCGATGCGCAGGCGTTCAATATCAATGCGTCGGCGGAATTGTGAGCGTTAAGCGAAAGCATTGGAGCGATAGCGCCATGCGCAGGATTTTGTTTGCTGGGCTCGGGCTCTTGCTTAGCGTTTTGCCTGTTGTTGCGCAAAACACTACGGGGCTTGTCGTAACGACCTGCGGCACTGTCCCCACGGCATTTAAAGCCACAAATCCAGGGCCATTCACCGTTGATGTAAATGGTAACCTGTGTACGGGCGCAACGTTCACACCAAGCGGCACGCAGAACGTCAATCTCACACAAATTCTTGGCGCCGCACCGAGCCTGACAAATCCCCTATGGGTCTTTCCCGCGACCGGTGCGACGTTTCCGGTAAGCGGGACATTTTGGCCTTACACGCTGGGCCAGCAACTTGCGGCTGCTTCTGTGCCTGTGGTGCTGACCGCGGCGCAGCTTTCCACCTTGACACCGCCGCCTGCGATCACCGGCTTTGCACTTGATACCTCAGTCGCCACGACCAACACTGATCTGGGACCTCCCGGCGCGACGGCGTGCGCGACCGATACCGGATCGTGCTCGCTCAACGCGCTGCTGCAACGCATTGCGCAGCGGATTTCCACCGCGCTCGGTGGCACTACCGTCAGCGGGACCGTGACCGCCAACGGTGCGGCGAATGTTACCGCGACGGATTGCTCCGGTACAATTACGTCGGGCGGTGGCGCTCAAAATGCCTTCACGGCGCAGACGACGTTGCATGGCTTTACCATCGCCAACATCGATACGACTGAGCCGCTGTGGATTTCATTCACGACAACGGCTGCGGCGTCCGGCGCGGGCAGCTATCCGCTGCCCGCCGCGACCGCGACGACCTTTGCCGGATTTGGCTCGTTCACGGCGCCACCGGGCTTCGGCCTCAATCACGCGCTGTCAGTGATCGCGGCGACGACCAGCCATAAGTTTACGTGCACGTGGTGGTAGCCATGGGCCGCTTCAAAAGAACGCTCGCCGCACTTCTGCTGTCATCGTCGCTTGTTTCGCCGAGTCAAGCGCAGTTCGGCAGCGGTGGTACGATCTCGCCATGCAACGGCGATCTCAATACGTCGTGTCAGGTCACGAATCTTCATACCGGCGTCAATCGAATTCTCTGCTCGATCCGCGCCGCGAATTTCAACATCACGACAGATCAATCATGTGCGATCCCGGCCTCAGTTACGGCCTGGGTGCCGACCTCGATCATTGTGACGAATTGTTCCGGCACGTTCACTCTAGCGGCTGGCGGCGTCTATCCCGCGACGAGCAAAGCCGGAACGGCGCTGGTCGCTGCGGCGCAGGCTTATACGGCGCTAACCGGCGCGACTGTCGTTTTAGGACTGACGCTCGCGGCCAACATCGCGACGACGCGACAAACCGTTAACTCGGTTTACCTCTCGCTTACGACCGGAACGGGCAGTGCGGCGACGTGCGATTTCTATGTCGTCGGGAACGATCTCACATGATGTGGCGTGTCGCTCTTGCGGTTTGGCTGACGGCGGCACTCTCGCTGTTCGCGTTCAACGCGCCGCGGGCGCAGTTCAACGGCTGTCAGGCTGGATTTTGTAGTCCGCCATCCTCTGCGGCAGCCGCATATGTTGGCCCCGGCGACATCACGTCAGGCGCCATCGCATTCTATTCCTGTAGTCGAGCTTACAACGCAGCCTATGCAAGCGGCCTTAATGCCGCTTGCGACGTAGTCGATACCGCTACAGGTCTTGTCACGGGAACGATGCACTTTCTCTCTACCGGCTTTGTAAACGTCAACGAACTGACCGGCGTTGGGCAAGCCTGCCACGCCGCGTGCAGCGTCACGAAGATGTACGACCAGACCGGCACCGGCAATCATGTGGTACAGGCGACGCTCGCCAATATGCCGGCGCTGACGTTCAATGCACAGAATGGATTGCCGTGCGCGGCGGGTGGAGCGAATAGTCCGCGCTTAGTCACAGCCGGAAATATAACGCAAGCCGCACCATTTACGATGACAGCAGTAACCGAGCGCGGTAGCGGATTTACGACTCTTCAAAATATACAAAACAATGGAAATCTTAACATCCTTCGGTTTCCGGCGGTGGCAAATCAGGTAAGCGCTGTGTCTGGGACAGCCAGTACATTAACTGCAACTGATAGTGCTTTTCATGCGTTGCTGGCGGTGGTTAGCGCGACAGCCCCTTTATTTGCTGCCGATAGCAGCGCAAACACAAGCACAGCAACGTTTGGAACCTCTGCAATGGCCTCTACCGAAGCTATTGTCGGAAGGTCTGGCGGTCAGGGGCCAATACTTGCTGGTGGTTTCGTCTGCGAAGCCGGTATCTGGCCCGCCGATCTCAACTCATCCTATCAAGCCATGCTCGCCAATATGCGCAGCGCGACCAATGGGTGGAATTTCTAGCAATGCCATGGAAATCCGGCAAAGCCTTCGCCTCGAAGCACAACAAGAAACTGAAAGGTGAAGCCGCAACCACGGCGAAGAATCAAGCCGAGGCGATGATTAAAAAAGGGATTCCCGAGGGAGAAGCCATCGCGACAGCGAATAAAACGGGGAATCGAATTGAAGCCCGACAAAAACGCTGGTATGGATAATGGCCTCGTTAACGCTCGCCGACATGGCAAGACGGATGGTGCCGGGAGCTAAGGCCGTGGCGAAGAAACACTGGATCAAGGGCGCGATCAAACATCCCGGCAGAGAGACGCGCCGCGCCAAGGAACATGGCGTCTCTACCCACGAGCAGATGGAAAGCGACAGCCACAGCAAGAACAAGTCGCTCGCCGCCGCCGGCCGCCTCGGGCTGGCGTTATCGGCGAAAAGCAAGAAACCCCGCGGCGAACGCTGGTATGGAAAGGACTGAAAATGGCCGAACGCAAATGGTACGGCAAAGAGGGCGGCGGCGGGGAAGGGACTCACGAACGCCATTCCCGCGAGCGCAAGGAAATGCACACGCGGCATTCCAAGATGCGCGATGCGCTCCACAAGCAGCACGAGGACGAGATTGGCCAGATGGCCGAACGGCAGTCTCAGGAGGCGGCGACCGAGAATCAAGGAGCGCAGGCGCCGGCTGCCGCAGCGGCTCCCGCAGCAGCGGCGCCAGCGGGTCAGGGAGCCGCTGCGGCAGCAACCGGCGCAGGGGCGCCAGCATGAAATCCAGCCTGATTTCAGTTCCTCCCTGTTCGGCCGGCGGCCCGCAGGATACACACGCGCCCGATGCCGGCGCTGAAATCAGGTGAGGGGCAACCCTCGGTCATGACGAACGCTTAATCGGGCGAAGCCGCCACTTATTCGGAAAGGAAGATCGCGATGGCAAGGTTTTCGGCGATGATCGACATGGCGAAGGACATCAGCGAAGTCAAAAAGGAAACGGCGCAGATGACCGCGCCGATGCCTGCGGATGCCAAGCCATCGGTCCCGGTCTATCCCTATGGCCTCTGTATCAGCCTCGAAGATGAGCAGCTTGAAAAGCTCGGCCTCGACGGCGAACTTCCTTCGGTCGGCGACATGCTCCACATCGCGGGCATGGCCAAGGTCACATCGGCTTCCGAGAACGAGCGCGAAATGAGCGACGGCAGCAAACAGAAATGCCGCCGGATCGAATTGCAATTCACACATCTGGCAACCGAAAATGAGGACGAAGAAGGCGAACAGGAAGCGCGCCGCTCCCGCTTCTATGGATCGACCGACACCAAGGCCGCGTGAACCAAAGGTACGACCGCGCGTTAACCTAAATCCCAATCCGATTCCAGGAGGAATCAAATGCCGCAGAGAATCCGCCTACTCACTTCCGCACAGATCAACGGGCACGTTTACGGTCCCGGCGAAGTCGTCACGCTGCCCGACGGCGTTCGTGGTCCTCATCGTTCCGTGTCCGTTGCGGGTGTACTCCAAGACGAACCGATGTTCGTTCCGGTCGATGAAGGATTGGAGAAAGAGCGCGAGGACATGCGCTTGCGGCATCTGGCCGAAGTGGAAGCCCTCGATCATACCGCCGAGCGTCGCGAACTGGCGATCAAACACGCCAAGGAATCATCCGATCTTCGTCGCAAGCAATTGGCGAGTGAGACCGAGGCGCGGCACAAGGTCGAAGCTGAGACGTTGCAGCGCCGGCAGGAGGCCGAAGTCGTCGCCTTCGACAAACGCGCCGAAGTTCTGGCGACCGTCAATCCGCCGTCCGAGACCAACAAGGACGATCTTGCGGCGCGGCACAAGGCGGAAGCCGAGGCACTGAAAGTCAAGCAGGAGAGTGAGCAGAAGGCGATTGAAGCCGCAAACGCGGAGCCTGTCGAGGATGAGCCGGTAGAGGCGCAGCCGGAAGATGATGCCGCGCCTCTGATGCCGCCGCCGGATTATCCGCCGCCGCCAAGTCAACCGAGCAATCCGGCGTAATGCTCTTGGCGATGACGATGCGGCGGGAGGCGGCGGATGGACGACGTAACGATTGCGAATATCGCCTTGGACAACATAGGCGCTCGCATGTCCATTACGTCGTTGCAGCCACCACTTCCGCCGCCGAACGCAATAGTTGTTGCGCGCCAATATCAGATTCGGATTGACGCGCTTCATCGTAGCGCGCATTGGAATTTTGCCCGTTTCCAAAAAAAAGGAATTATCCTAAAAGCTGCGCAAGGCACACCTGAAAATCCCAACGGCACAACGCTGCCGATTCCTCCGTATCCCTGGCAGTATGCCTACGCTTACCCCCCAGATTGTTTGCTTGCGCGTTATCTTCTCTGCAATCAACCCCTGACCGGAAGCGGCAACCCTTTTCCTGCGGGAGTCCAAACAACGCCGCTGTGGCCGTTCGGAAATCCCGGTTATAAGTTTGTGGTAGCAAACGACACGGATGCGGCCGGCAACCAAATAAAAGTCATCCTGACCGATTTGGAATTTGCGGATATTGTTTATACCGGCCGCGTGACAAATCCTGATCTTTGGGATGCTCATTTTCAGAATGGCGCTATTGCAACTCTTGGCGCATGGCTGGTCAATCCGCTCGCTCGCAATGCGATAGTCCTCAAAGAGCAAATCGAGATTGCAACGTCGGTCGTGCAGTCAGCGCGAATCTCGGATGGCAACGAGGGAATTACTTCCATTGATCACACGCCAGATTGGATGGCGGTCAGAGGAATAACCGGCTACGGTCTTGCTTGGGATTCGGCGATGACTTACTATGGCTGGTCGAGTTTGGGATTTCCTGGCGGCGGGTTTGTTTGAATGACAACGCCGATCATGCATTCGTCGTTTTCAAGCGGCGAAGTGTCGCCGTCATTATATGGTCGTGTAGATTTAGCCGGGTGGCACAAAGCCTGTTCGGTCGCGCGGAATTTCTTTGTTTCTTATAAAGGTGGATTGCTGAGCCGCGGTGGTCTCGCCTACGTCGGCATCTGTAAACAATCTGCATCCGCCAATTCCGTTCCGCCGCGAAATATCCCGTTCACATTCAATATTTTTCAATCGTACATTCTGGAATTTGGCGAACAATATATGCGCGTGGTCGCCAATGGCGGCTATGTCACGGAGACGGCTTTTGCGGTCACAGGAGCGACCCAGGCCAATCCTTGTATGCTGAATATTCCCGGCAATAATTATGTCGTTGGCGACTGGATTTTTCTTATCAATCTCGGCGGCATGATTCAGTTGGATGCGCGCACAGTGATCGTGCGGAATGTCGCAGGTAGCGCCGTCACGATCCAAGACGTGTTCGGCGTGCCAATCAATTCTCTGGCCTATGGGGCTTACACGACCGGCGGAACGGCAGCGCGAATCTATACGCTAACAACGCCGTATCACGCTGTCGATTTATCTTATCTGAAATTCATTCAAAGCGCCGATACGATGTCGCTGACTTGCGTCAACCAGGCGACGCAAGCCGAATATCCGCCCCAGGAATTGAGCCGTTTAGCAGCTAATAATTGGACGATTGGACCGCCGTCCTTTGCTGCTTCGATTGCTGCGCCGGGCAGTTGCGCAGTCGCTGGAACGACCTATGCGACCGGGCCGGGGCCGGCAGCTTACGGTTATGTGGTTACCTCAATCGACAGCCAGACAGGCGATGAAAGTCAACCGTCCCCTGTCGGCGTGACGACCGGCGTTGTCGATATAGCGGGGCAGTTCGGGACTAATACGGTGACTTGGGCGGCGGTGCCAGGCGCTTCAAGTTACAATGTCTATAGGGCCGCTCCGGATTATACGAATGTCGGTAATTTCTCGGGACAGTTGTTTGGTTATGTCGGGTCGTCGCGGTCAAATTCGTGGCAGGATACCAATGTCATCGCGGACTTTGCGACCACGCCTCCGCTACACACGAATCCGTTTGCCGCCGGACAGATTCTCGATATTCCGATGACGAACATCGGCGCAAATTATACCGCGGCGACCGCGAGTCTCACGATCAATAGTGCCACGGGTTCGGGATTTGTGGGTACTCCCATCATCGGTGGGGCTATCACTGGCCAGAGGATTACATTTGCGGCTAATCCGTTTCTGAATGGTGCGAGAGTCAGTCAGCAAGTCGGTGCTGCTACTGCCCAAGGTCTTGTTGTGGCCGTGAGTGCTACGACAATTGACGTACAATTGCTTGGCAGTCAGCAATTCCAGGGCGGGGGTGGGGGATTTGGTTCTTCTCCCGTGGTGGATACTTCGGCGAACAGTGCGGTCCCAACCAACACGCAACTGATAACGCTCACGGGAAGCGGCGGTTGGATCGGGACCTTCATCGAGAATCCAGGCAAGGGTTATTTGCCGACAGATACTCCAATCTTTGCCGATAGTGGAAGCGGAGCGGGTGCGACAGGACAGTTAACAGTCGGGCCGGAATCGGGCACATTCCCCGGTGTTGCAGCATATTTCCAACAGCGCCGCGTCTATGCGGATTCGATTGTTGCTCCCGATACCTACGAAATGTCCCAGCCCGGTTCGTATCTCAATTTCGATTCGGCCGATCCTCCAATCGATTCGGATTCGATCACGGGGACACCTTGGGGAGAACAGATCGACGGCATTCAGTGGATGCGGCCGATGCCGGGAGGTCTCGTTACTTTTACGGGCGGAACGACGTGGCAGGTGTCTGGAACGGCCGGTGCGGGGTCTCCGATCACTCCATCACAACAGAATGCGCAAGCGCAGGAAGGTATCGGGTCCTCTCCCACAATTGCTCCGATCCGAATCCGAAATAATTTGCTCTACGTCGATTCTCTGAATGGTTTTGTGAACGAGATAAATTACAATTTTTATTTCAACATCTACACGGGGCAGGATATTACGCTGCTGTCGAGTCAACTTTTTCAGAACAATAATCTTGTGCAATGGGCGCTGTCTTTCAGTCCATATCGTTTGATCTGGGCCGTTCGTAACGATGGCAAGATGCTCTCTCTAACCTACATCGCCGAACAGGAAATGCGCGGCTGGGCGCGGCACGATACGTTGGGTTTGTTTGCTTCCGTCGCGGTTGCTTCCGAACCTCCGGTCAATGCGGCTTATTTTATCGTCAAGCGATATGTGACGGGAAAAGGCCAGTGGGTTTACATGCAGGAGCGTATGGACAATCGGCTGTGGCAGAATGTCGAGCAGTCGTATTGTCTTGATAGTGCGCTGTCTCTTGCGCAGCCCGCGCCGAACGCAAACCTTGTGGCCTCTGCGGCGCGGGGCACAGGTGGTGTGAAGCTTGGGGCGGTCATTCTTGGGGGTAGTGGATATTCAGCGGGGCCTGCCGGACAGATTGTAGATGATGCCGGGACCGGAACGGGTGCGGTCGTTACCGGTTTTACTGTTGTCGCGGGCGCGATCACGAATCTAGCGATCACCCCCGGCGTTAATTATCAGTTGCCGCGAATCATCATCACGGACGCCACGGGCGCTGGAGCGGATATTTCTTTGGTGGTCGATAATACTGTCACCTTCACGGCGGATGGTGCCGTATTCTCGTCGGCCAATAACGGCTCCGTGCTGCGCGTGGGCGGGGGCATCGGAACGAACGTCGCTTATCAGTCTCCGACCCAAATAACCGCACAGGTGGCGCCGCAGGCGGCGATTGCGGCCACGCTGGCAAACGATCCGCTCAATATGCCGGTTCCGGCTGCGGCAGGGACTTGGACTCTGACGGCTCCAGTGACGGCCATCCTTGGTCTTGAACATTTGGAAGGGATGACGGTCAATGCGCTGTGTGACGGGACGCCGGTCGTGGGGCTTGTGGTGGTGAATGGCTCTGTGATGCTGCCGAATCCTGCAAGCCAAGTGCTCATCGGCCTGCTTTTCATTGCGCAGGCGCAGTCGATGCACGCCGACATGCCGGGCGAGTTGATCCAAGGCAAACGCAAGAGGATTCAGGGCGTGACGGTCAGACTGGCAAATACCCGTGGCATCAAGCTCGGGCAGGATCAGCCGATTGCAGCCCAACAGCCGAATCAGATCGAGATTCCGTGGGATCAAGCGCCGAATCTTATGACGGCACTTACGGAGCCGAATGCTCTGGCGGGCGCAGGAAACGCCGTGCCGTTGTTCTCAGGCGATAAATACGTGGTGATCGCAGGCGATTACTCGACAACCAATGGTCAAGCCTCTCCGGGCATGGTAGCGGTGGAGCAAGATTTGCCTCTGCCGGCTGAAATCCTTGCCTTCATCCCCGAATTGGAAGTCGGCGACACAGGCGACCAACATGCTTAGCATGAACGGCCACGGTCTCGCGAAAGTACCGCTCGACTTAGAGCCTATGCTGCGTGGCTACTCTATCGAGCCAACCGAAGTCGGCCACATCTACAAACTGGCCGATTCTCTCCGCGACCAAGATCGAACGGAGATTCTAAATCTCGGATTTGGCGTCAAGAAAGCCCTGTGGAGAGCCTATCGTAACTCGATCATGTGCAAGACGGCGTTGGTGGCTGACAAGGTTGCGGCGATTTGGGGGTTGGGAATAGGTTTGCGTGCGGGTGTGAGTCCTTTGTCCGATCTTGGTGTGCCGTGGTTGCATACGTCGGCTGCTATTGAATCTGTTCCTTTCTCATTTGTGCGAGTAGCGAAAGCAGAGTTGGCAGCTATGTTGAAGTTAAGGCCACGACTTGAATCGTTTGTGGCTGCTGACTATGCGCAGGCGATCAAGTTTCTTCGGATTTTGGGCTTTGCTGTGGAAAAACCGGAAGCGGTTGGGTTGAATGGTGCGCTGTATTGTAGGTTTCATATGGGCTTTGACGCTTAAGCAATTGGTTAGACTGGCTACCTTGGCGTGCGATTATTCTGTGAGAGTCTTACGGCCATAGAGGATTGAGAAAAAAGATCATGGGTGCGGCACTTCTTCCGGTTATGTTGGTCGCGGGCGTCGCGGGCGCCGGATTGTCTGCGGCCGGCACTTACGGATCGATGGAGGCGGCTTCCAAGAATGCGGCCTACCAAGCGCAAGTCGCGGCCAATAATGCAACCATCGCTATGAAAAACGCTGCGATGGACACGCAGTCGGGGGAGATCGCGGCGTCGAATCAGGGACTCAAGACACGCGCGGCGGTCGGCAAGACCTTGGCGCAGCAAGGGGCGTCCGGGGTTGACGTGAATACCGGCTCCGCTCCCAAAGTACGCGCGGCAGAAAGCGAACTCGGCGCGCTTGACGCGATGACGATTCGCTCCAACGCGGCCAAGAAGGCATATTCCGACACGGTTGCGGCGACGAGCGACACGGCGGAATCCCAATTGCTCACGTCGGAGTCGGATCAGGCCGCGACTGCGGCGCCAATCTCCGCACTCGGAAATTTCCTGGGCTCGGCATCGAGCGTTGGCGGCAACTTCGGTAAAGCAATGGCGACGGGTTGACCATGAACCTAAATAGGCGCAGTTTTTTCATCGGCGCGGCGGCAGGTTTGCTTGCTTCATCTGTCGTGTCAGCATCAAGCCTAATGTCGCTACGCCCCGGCTTTTCCGGACATTGGTTGCGACAACAAATCTTTTTGAAAGAGAAAGATGGGGATGTATGGCGCACCATAGACCGGATTGATTGTTCTGGTCTTGAAGGCGCTGAGCCGCCAGATGTTTTTGCGATGATGGCGAGAAGCGTTATTAAATTGCCGCCGCAAAAATTGAGAATTGCCCCGGAACGCTGGGGGCTTGATGTTGTGAAAATGATTAAATTTGAAACCACGCTAGAGGTTAGACAACATATGGAAATGCAGGCAATTCGCAGCCGAAATGTTCTAGTGAGAACTATTGGGGATAATACACCTGTCCCTTGTGCGTTCCGCGGTATAGCAATCGAATCGTGAGTCATGGCCGGTCAAATTCTCAATGTAGACTTTCCTGAAATAAATCCCTCGGGCGCTCCGTCCGACGATTATGAGCGCATTCCGTCATCGCCCAATATGTTCGGCGCGTATGGCGCGGAAGCCCTGAAACAGACCGGCGAAGGATTGGTCAAGGCGGCGGACACTGGTCTAGCCTATGTCACTCAGCAGAACGAATACAACAACCAGATTCACGCCAGCGAATTGCATTCGTGGTTTTCCGATCAAGCTGGCGATCTTGTATCGAAGCATTCCGAGTTGCAGGGGCGGGCGGCACTCGATGCTCTCCCGGACCTGAAAAAGAAGATAGGCGATCTACAAACGCAAGCTGAATCGCAGGCCGGAAATCTCCCTACAAAGGCTCTCGTCGCCGGTAACACGCGGCGCACGATGGATTGGCTGGTCGGGGCGGCTACACATCACGCCGATGCGCAGCATACCGCGTGGGCAACAAAGACGGCGGCGGATAACGTTACTGCGGCTTCGAACATTGGCGGTCTCGCGATCCAAACGGGTGATTTCAATAAACTCGATGAGCAGATGGATACCATCGGGAAGGAAGCCCACAATTATTTCGATCCAATGGGCTACGATCCGCAGACATTGGATGTGGAAGTCTCGAAGTATCGCGGAAGTGCGGTTAAGAATTGGGTCGAAACCGCAGCAACAAATCAGAACGATCCGGACGCACTCACTCACGCGGTCGCTATTTATCATCGCTATAGCGATGAGATTGATCCTGCCAGTCGTCTGATAATTTCCAAAGAATTGAATACGAAAGTTTTCAATCGCACAGTCGATAGACTCTCGAATTATTATATCAGCGGTTCGGTCGCGGGCCTCAATCCAAGTTTTGTTGCCGGGCTAAAACAATCCGAGGGTTACAAAGACAAGCCGTATTGGGATGTGAATCATTGGAGTGTGGGATATGGCACGCCAGCATCGGGGCCGGATGAAAAAGCCGACAGGTTCACTCTCGAAGGACGATTTGAAGATAAGGTGACGGAAGCTGCTGCTACAGTGGATTCGGTAAATCCTCACCTTGATCCTGGCACACGCGCCGCGCTTACGTCACTGACTTTCAATACAGGAACGAAATGGACAACGTCCGGTCTAGGCGATGCGATCCGCGGCGGCGATTTGATGAAGGCGCAGGAGCTATTCAAGCAATATAATCAGGTCAATGGAAAATTCGATCAGTCGATTGCAGATAGGCGCAATCGCGAAGCCGAGTGGTTTGGCCGGCAGGATGCGCAGGGTGTTCCAAAACCCGATGTGGCGTCGTTGATTCAGCGCGTGCGAACCGATCCATCTTTTGAGAATCGCCCTGAGCTACAAAAGGCCGTCGAACAAAATATCCTCTCAAAGACCGCCATGCAGGAGCGCGCCGACGCTCTACAGGCCAAGCAACAAAAAGAAACATCCGATGCAACCGAATGGGAAGTGTTCAAGAATATCCACTCCGACAAACCATCGGTGACGATGGATATGATCGATAAGTTGCCGCTCACGGTCGAAGCCAAGAAGAGGATGACGGATCAATTGGAGAAGGCGACGGGGACGGAGAAGACTGAGCGCACCTATGGCGCTGGTTTCTACGATATGTACCGCCGCATTCATCTGCCCGAAGGCGATCCTAATCGCGTGACGGATGGTTCGCAGCTTTACGGCCATGTTGGGCCGCAAGGCGATTTGACCGTTGCCGGCGTCGATAAATTGAATACGGAAATCCAGGCGCGCAAATCCCCGGAAGGCGTCGCCGAATCAGAAATGAAAGCGCAGTTTTTGAAGAATGCGCGAGCGCAGATCACGGGGACTGACGAAGGGCTCCACATCAAAGACCCAAAGGGCGACGAAATTTATTTGAAGTTTCTGGCGCAAGTGCTGCCGCAGTATGACGCACAGCGCAAGGCTGGCAAGACGGCGCCGGAACTATTCAATCCTACAAGCAAGGACTATCTCGGTAATGCAATCGCGGGTTTTAGGCGACCGCCGGACCAATGGTATGCCGACATCATTACCGATCAAGCATCGCCCGAGACTTTCGACGTGAGCAAAGTCAAATCGCTTGAGGATTTGGTTGCTGCTTATCGTGCCGGAAATGTCGATAAGGCGACCGCCGATGCGACCGCTATTGCGAAGGGCTGGGCGACACGCAAGCCGCCCGCGCCTGCGATGCCAACCGTGCCGATGAGCCAGTGATGCAGGATGTTCAACCACAACAGCCTGCCGCCGCGCCTGCCCCGCAGGACGTGGACGCGCTGTTCCCGGAGAAGGGTGGGGCGCAGGATGTTGATTCGCTGTTCCCGGCTTCGGTCGAGGCGGACAGGAAGGCAAAGAATTATGGGGTTTCTCACTCGCCCGTGCAGGATTTAATCTTCGGCGACAAGACGGTAAATCCGGTTGCGCGGATATTGGATTCGTTCGGGCAGGGATTCGAGCAAGGGTGGGGCACTGATCGGTTGGGATTGTCCGATGAAAGTACCGATTATCTGAAAAAGATTGGCATCTTCAACGATTATCAAAAGGGCCAATCGAGCCTCGTTAAGACCGCGAACGAAGTCCTGTTGCGGCCGGCGGCGGTCGCGCTCGATGCTGTAATCAGGCGCGGCCTGCCAGGAATGTTTCGCGGCGGTCAGGCCGTTGTCCAACAATTAGGTGAGGAAGTTGGGGCACCAAATATTGCCCGCGAAATTGCCGCTTTGCCGGAAGCCTTCCCTACCGGGTTGCATGGGCCGGTCAGTGGAGTGCCGATACCTGGCCTTGGTCTTAGCGAAGCCTATCGTAATTCGCCGGGATTGATTGAGACGGCGCGGCAGATGCGCGTGATAGGTGCCGGCGAGCGCGGTTGGGCCGGTACGGCGCCAGTCGAAGCGCCAAAGGGCGAACCGGTCAAGATTGAGACCGCGCCGCAGCCGGTAGCGGGAAAATCGGAACAACCGTCACCAAGGACGCCGCCGCCTGCCGCAGTCACGCCGAGTCCTGAGGATATTGCGCCCGACATCCACACGGCAGCGCGCCAAGCCGCGCCCGATGTCTTTGCGCGCTACGACACGTTGAAGCAGCAACAGGACGGTTTGCAAAAATGGCTTACCGAACGCGAGGCGCAAGGGCAGCCCGAACCTGGTGTGAAGGCTTATCTCGACGGCGTGAACAAGGAACTCGACGAACTCTCGCCACAGGTCAAGGCGGCGTATCAGCAAGCGGCGGAAACTACGAACGCCGCAACAGTGCCGCCGCCTGTGTCGCAATCGTGGGGGATGTTTCCGCCGCCGGAAGTGACCGGAGCGCCAGCGAAGATCGACGCAACGCATACCGTTCTCTCGGGCGCAAATTCGACCGCAGACGGAACGGTTGTCGTCGATCATAACATTCCAGAATTCTCGCCGACACTCAAAGATAAAGACGGCAATCCGGCGAATCTGCACAAGTATCTCGTCGTGCATGAGACCGCGGAATCTGAGGCGATGGCGAAGTGGAAAGCGGAGTTTATCGCAAGGGAAGGCCGAGTACCGACGCAGGAGGAAACGACCAAATACTACAACGACGTGGCTCATCCGAAGATTGCGACGCCAGCGGAACGCGCCGCGGTCGAAGCCGATGGCGTGTCATGGCCGGGCTATACACATGAAATGGACGGATACCTTGATCGGATCGAGCATGAGCCGAATACGAATCCGCCGCCCGGACAGATGCACATCGACCCGGAGGCTGCGATTGGGCATCACAAATCGGAGAACAAGCCGACCGTTGCACCCGAACAGGTCATCAAGCCAATCGAGGCGCAGCGCGATTTCATCGTCAACGATGTCAAGCACCAGTTGATCGCGGCGGGGCGGTCAGAGGCAGAAGCGCAGGCGGCGGGGCAGCTTGTCGCCGCGCGGTACGAGGCAAGAGCCGTAAGGCTTGGTGGGGCGCGCGGCAGCGCGGAGGAACTTTACAAGGCCGAGGGTGCCCAGATTCGCGGGCCGGGTGGACCGGCAGAGCCGCCGACCGTAGCACCTGCTCCGACCGCCGCGCCGGTTCCGTTGGCGGAACGTGCCCCCGCTGAGCAATGGAACGCCTTTGTCGCCGCGCGGGCCGAACGAACATCGCGGGCTGTCATAGAGACCGGCTATAACGCACTAACAACCAAACTCGGTGCACCGATCCATTTGCGACGCTCACAGGAATGGACACCCGGCAATGTCGTGGATGTGGGATTTGTCAAAGACCTGCTCATCACGTCGAAAAACTCCGATGGCACATTCACGCTGATTGCCAAGCCGGACGCCAACGGAATCAGCAAGAGTTATAATGCCGAGGCTCACAAGGGGCTGGTCGGCGACAAGCCGGTGAGTTTCAAAGAGGCCACGGCGCCTCTACTTGAAGCAACAAAACCGGCAGAGGAAATCCCCGAGTCCGAAATTACCACAATCCACGTCGCTCCTAAAGCCGCACGCGGCCCGCGCGCTGTGCCGCAAGAACACTGGTCGCTCCTGCAATTCATCGCCGACCGCGGCGGAATAAAAGCCGACGACAAAAACATCGGCGACGTGCGAACGATCTTCGGCAAAGATCAGAAGTGGATTCCCGGATTTGGCCCACTGATTCGCAAAGACGGCATGGAGTTAGACCGCGCCCGCGAGGCGGCGGTTGAAGCGGGGTATATCCAGGATCACGGACAAAGCGGCGTGAGTACAGGCGAGGCCACGTCCAACATCGACACGCTGTTGCAGGCGATGGACCGCGAGGAACGTGGCACCAAAGTTTACCGCCAAGGTGTTGAGCCACAGGAAGCCCGCGAGCGCGTGCCCGATGCCGCCGAACTGGAACAACACAGAGCGGAACAAGCGGAACTCGATTCCCGCATAGCCGATTATCTGCAAGAAGTCGGTATCAAGCGGAACGAAATAGAACCATCCATCGCCGCCAGAATGCGCGAACTGATGGACAGACAAAGACTGGAACCCGACATCGCCCACGAACGGGCCGTGATGGAGGCAGACGATCATGCCGTCGAAACCGAAAA